CGTATCTCGAGTGGGTGCGGGGGTTGAAGTGTGCGGTCGCGGAGCGGGGGTATCGGCCGGGGACGGAGTGGACGGTGCCGCTGCGGTGGCATCGGTGTGGGGGGAGTGTGCAGGCCCATCATGTGAAGACGCGGGGGGCGCGGGGGTCGGACAAGACGGCGATTCCGCTGTGTGCGGTGGCGCATCGGCAATGGCATGAGTGGGGGCGGCAGACCTTCCAGCGGCGGTACGGATTGGACGCGTGGGCGCTGGTGGCGACGTTACGGGAGCGGTATGTCCCACGGGAGGTCGCCTTTTGAGAGTCCTGACGCTGATCCAGGCGAAGCGCATCGCGGCCGAGCGGGGCCAGCACTTCGAGACGGTGGTCGGGGCGGCGGCGAAGGCGGCGTATGAGGGGGTCCGGGTGTTGCGGCGGGAGTTACGGGGGGAGGAGCGGGAGCGGTGGGATACGGCGACCCATGCCACGCAGCAGAAGTGGGTGGCGCGGGCGGGGGCGGTCGGCCTGGGGGAGATTCGGGATGTCCGTGGGCTCTACGGGCGGGTGATGCACCTCGAGGACGGGGACGCGCTGACGCTGGCGTGGGAAGGGGTGATGGACTGGCGGTTGCTGGAACTCGCGGTGGAATTGGCTACTTTACGATTCGTGATGGGCGCCGTCCTGCCGGAAGCGGTCGGACCGGTGCTCTCCGAACTCCGGAGGCCGGGATGCGTCTGACGTTGCTGCTCGTGGCGGGCTTAACGGGCCTCACCGGGGCGGCCTGGGCGCCGCAGCCGAAACTGGATGGCGTGACGGTGACGCTCCAGAGCACGACCCTCTCGATTCGAGGCTGGTTCCGCAGCCCCGGCCAACCGGACTCCAACATCACCACGCTGGCCGTGACCGGAGGCGCGAGTCAACGCCACGCGCTGCTGGGCACCGTGTGGCAGGATGTCTTCACGGTGGCCCGTCCGCTGGCGGGGGTGACGCTGACGGGCTCCTTCTGCGTCCAGAGCAAGCGAGTCGGCTGGGGGAGTGCGGCACCGGTCTGTCGGAGCTGGAGTTATGCGGAACCGGCGGTGCTGCCCCCACCGGTGGTCGATTCGGTCAAGACCGATACCCTGATTGTCGCCGTCCACATTCTGCCCACCGGACTGCGCCCCATCGCGTTGCAGGCGCCGGCGGATACGCTGGTCTGCGCGGTCTACGTGATGGGGAACGCGAGCGTGGGCTACCGGGGCCCTCGGAGTCCCGCCTGTGAGGGCTATCCCGGCCTCCCGATCAGCGCGGCGGGGCAAGCCAAGCTCGACCGCGAGTGTACCAGCTGGACCGTGCGGCCCATCGCTCCCCAAGGCCGCACCCTGGCCGTGGCGCCCACCGAACCGTGCGCGGGCTTGGCGCGGGTGGTGGCGCGATGATTGAGAACGTGGGTCCGGGCGAAGTCGTGCTCATCGTCGGCAACATGGCGGCCTTGGTGTGGGGCGCGGCGGTCCTGAAGTCGAGTGTCGATCATCTGACGAAAGCGACGGAGAAGTTCGAGGTCGCCTTCGAGAAGATCACCGACCGGCTCATGGATCATGGGGAACGCATTGGCAAGGTCGAAGGGCACCTGGGCATCCACCGTGGTGGTCCCCTCCCCGGCACCGAACAATGAAGTGGATTGCCGAGCTGCCGAGCACGAATCTCCGGATTCTGATGACGCTGGTGTTGGTGTTCGCCACGGGGGTCAAGGTGGTCTGGCCGACCGTCGTGGCCTGGGAGCCGACCTGGGAGTGGTTGACCTTCTTGTGCGTCATGGCCGGCCTCGACATCACGCAGTATACGGCCAAGCGCGTCACCAGCTTCCCCCCGCCGCCCCCGTCATGATCCTCGCGGGCGGGCACTTCGATTGGAGTGAAGTCACGGGCACGGCGCTCCTGCCCCCGGCCGCGCTGCTGCCGAATATCCTTCGGATGGCGACCTTCATGGAGCGGGTCCGCGAGATCATCAATGAGCCGCTCCGGATTACCAGCTGGTATCGGACCCCCATGCACAACATCGAGATCGGTGGGAGTCCAACCAGTCGGCATCTGCTGGGCCTCGCGGTGGATTTCAAGCCGGCCCACCTGTCGGTGGCACTCGCCTGTGACGAGCTGCTGCGGAAACCGCGTCTGGCGTGGGACCAGCTGATCGAGGAACGGACGACGAGCGGGTCCAACTGGCTGCATATCGGTCTGGCGCCGGATCAGAAGGTGCCCCGGCAGCAAGTCCTTCGCGCCCGGGGTGAAGTCCTGGGTGGCGTCATGCACTACGAGGAGGTCGTATGACCGGTCCCCGTCCTGATCCCCGGATGCTCCAGCAAGCGTACCATCGCGGCACCCAAGGGAACGCGCTGGATGACGCCTTCTTCGAGGAAGTCCAGCGCCGCAAGCGCATGGAAGCGGCGGCAAGCGCCTTTGCGCCCCGCGCCCCCGCTGATGCCAGCCGTACCGCGTCCCAGGAGGAGATGCTGGCCCCCCGCCGCTGGAATCCGGCCCTAGCGGAACAGCTCTCCAGCGAAGCGCCCTATGGCGGGGGCTATCAGGCCCCGGAACGGGAAGTGCAGCGCCACGCGGAGCAGTACCAATCCATGCTGATGGCGAATCCGGATCGGAAGTACCTGCATCGGCAAGCGAGTGTGTTCGATGATGGGGTGGGGGAAGACCCGTGGAACTACCTACGCTCCCAGCGGGCCGATGATGACCCGAGCTACATGGCGGCTCGCCAGGACTTCCTGCGCCACCAAGGCGACACCCAGCGCATCGAGCAGCTGACCGATCCCGAGGGACGCGCCCAGGAAGGGATCAATCCCGACTTCTTGGAACTCGCGCGGCGGGGCCGGCGCGGGCCAGACAAGTGGGCCTCCTTGGACAACGAGATCGAACGGAGTGGGGGCATCCAGCCCGGACAACGCCGCATCAGGAGATGGTAACATGCCGCTCAAGAAGGGGTCGAGTCAGAAAACGATCAGCAGCAACATCAAGACCGAGATGGCCCACGGCAAACCGCAGAAGCAGGCCATTGCGATTGCGCTCTCGAAGGCCGGCAAGTCGCGTCATCCCGGCCAGAAGGGCGGCCGGGGCAAGTGACCCCGACCTGGGTGGCGCTGGCCCACAAGTATGGGTGGATCGCCCTGGCGCTGGTCATGCTGGCGCTGGGCTGGCTGCTCCGAGGGTGGGCCGCCCAGCCGGTCGATGCCAACACCCTGGCGCTCATGGACACCCTGCGTGTCACCCGGGCCGCCTATGAGGCGAGCACCCACGCCCGCACCAATGCCCTGACCAAGCTCCAAGCCAGCACCATCCTCTTGGAGCAGAAGGAAGCGGTCAACGACTCGCTGGTGGCCCGACTCTACGCGGAGGGGCGTCGGCATCGCCAACAGGCCGGGGCGCTCGAAGCCGAATTGGGCGCCGCGCAGAGCGCGGCGGATTCGGTCCCCATTCTGGTGACGCAGAAGGCCCAGCTCATGGTGGCGCTGGATACGATAGAGCGGGTGGTCACGACGATGGAAGTCAGCCGGTCCTTGGTGGAACAGCGGAACGAGCAGCTGGCCGCCCAGCTGGGGCTCTATCGGGAGCAACGCGCCACCGATAGCACCCGCCTCCATCTCCAAGAGATCGTGCTGGCAGGACTGAAGAAGGCCAAGGCGCCGTGTGGGCGCTGGTGTCCCACCCTGATCGGCGTCTACGATGTGAAGGCCAGCTCCGTCAACCTTGGCGCGGGTGTGCGGCCCCGCTCCTGGCTCACAATCGGAGCAACGTATCAGGTGACGCCGTAGTGGAAATCAATGGCGTTCCTGTCCATCCGGTTGTCACCGTCGAGGACAGCGGTGAAGTCTTCTACGCCCTCCAGCAGAAACAGTACGAAGCCTACTGCCTGACTCCGCTGGTCACGCCTGCCGATGCTCCCTATCCCGAGTGGATCGGGTACGGGGGCGCCGCCGGCGGGGGCAAGTCCTATCTCTCCCGCGCCATCGCGGTCGCCTGTGCCTTCGGCTGGCCGGGAAGCACCTCGATCATCTTCCGCCGCACCGAGCGCGAAGTGATCGAGAATCATGTCAACAAGCTCCGGATGGAACTGCCGGATCGCTTTGCCGATGGGTCGCGCAACTACTCGTGGAATGGCGAGGAAATGTGCGCCACCTTCTTCAACCAGAGCCGGATCTACTTCGGCTACCTGAAGTCGGCCTCCGATTTCATGCGGTATCAGGGGCAAGAGTACGACTGCATGATCTTCGAGGAGAGCACCCACTACGAATGGCGGTGGGTCAGCTGGCTGATGGGCAACCGGAATCGGGCCACCACCAACCTCTCCCGGCCCTTCGGCTTCTTCCCCTCCAACCCGGGTGGCATCGGGCATAGCTGGTACAAGCGGCTGTTCATCTCGAAGGTCTACCACACCGAGAATGACGAGCAGCCCGAGGACTTCGCCTTCGTCCAGGCGAAACTGTCGGACAACGACATCCTCCGGAAGCGCGACCCCCGGTATGAACGACGGCTCAATCGGCTCCCTGAGCCCTACCGGACATGGCAGCGGGATGGCGACTTCAGCCAAGGCGCGGGCGCGGCCCTCCCCGAGCTGGACCGCACCAAGCACTTGATCCCAGCCTTCAAGCCGATGGATCATTGGTTCTACTTCGGCGCGTTCGATTGGGGCTTCAAGCATCCATGGAGCTTCGGCGTCTACGCGGTGGACGAGGATGGCACGGTCTACAAGCTGGAAACCATCACCGGGATGCTCATGCACCCGCCGCAGATCGCGCAGCGGATCAAGCAGAAGTCTCCGATCCCGATTGAGCGGCTCCAGAAGATCGTGGGCGGCCACGACCTGTGGGCCAAGCGGCGGGCCTATGGGGAAACCGGCAAGACGCTCTATGACCGCTTCTCCGAGCTGGGCCTGACCTTCATCCAGGCCGACATCGACCGGATACAAGGCTTGGAGTCCATGCGGAACGCCACCGCATGGCGCATGGCGGGCGTCACGGAGGATGGCACCGCCGGTCCGGGGGAACCCCGCTTTCTGCTGTTCGACACCCCGGGCAATCGGAAGTGCTTCCAGCAGCTCGAGGACATGACTCCGGACCCGGAGAACGAGGAAGACGTAATCAAGGTCAACGCCGACGAACGGGGCGAAGGCGGCGATGACATGTACGACGAAACGCGGTACGCCCTCCATACGTGGCCGATGCTGGGCGAAAGCGGTAGCACGGATCGGCCGACCGGCTGGGAAGCCACCACGTTGCTCAAAGAAGCGGAAGAACAGCGGGTGCGGCATACCCGCGATGACATTCCGACCGGAGCCGCCGCGATTCCATCGGAACTCACCTTTGGCGAGTTTGGGGTGTTCATATGAGCCGGAAACAGAAGGATCGGGAGGCGATTACCACCAGCCGCGTCCCGCTCGCTACCTGGGCCGCTCTCGAGAACCGGGATCTCTTGGTGAAGCGGTGGGAGCTGCTCTCGATCATCAACATCGCGCTCGACAAAGAGCGCCAGCGCGTTGCCGCTGCCCGCTGGCACCGGCGACTGCTCACGACACTCAAGGAGGTTTGGCCGTGGAAACGTTCCTCGCCTTCACCACAGGGCTCTGCTTCGGAGCCCTCCTCGGCGCCCTCGCCGTCGGCGTCCGCTACGTCCGCGCCCTCGAACAGCTCCAGGCCGTCCACCCCACCGGCGCCGGCCAAGTCTACGTCCCGCCCGTAGCCCCGGATGGGAGTCTCGACCCCATATTCGATCAAGCCACGGTGGATCGGGGGGCGCGAGCCATTCAGGAGCAGCTGGAGGAACAGGGTCGCTCGCTCCCGTGGGAAGATGCCCAGGCGCAGGCCCGGGCGATGCTTGCGGAGACATTGCCCCTGATGCGGTGACATTGACATGATCCGACCGCTGGTTCCATTATCGTATGGGGAGGAAGCCCTGGTGACGCTGCTCTTTGCGGGCTACGATCTCGACCAGATCGCGGTCCTCCAAGGGGTCAAGCGCACGACGATTCAAGGCCGTTTGCAGAGCGTTGGCCGAAAGATTGGGGGGCCCCGGTGGGCATCATCCGAGAAGCGTTGTCTCATCTGGAAGGCGATGGAGATAGGTGTCATCCAGTACCTTGCCGCCTTGCGGGGGGACGATGGCCGCTTACTGGCCCCACCACCCGACAGCCCACCCATCGTGGTCGTTCCCACCTAGCCGGAGCAGCCATGCTTAGGTGACGGCTCGCACCAAAGTCATAGAGGCCCCTCCCTTTCGGGCCGATCCCTTTACGCCGGAAGCGAATGACGCGGCACGGATCGGCTGGGCGCGGGGGCTGTGGCACGGCCAGGATGATGTCCTGCGCCAGCGCGATAAGCAGGTCGAAGAAAACCTCCGCATGTTGGCCGGCCAGCAGAACATCGTCTGGAACGCGCTCGCCGGTCGCTGGCAGGATGTCACGAACTGGCTGAGTGACGAAGACCGGAAGTGGCGGCAACGCCCAATCGTCAACCGGCTCCTCTACTGGTTCACCCTCACGCACTCCCGCCTGACAGAGAACGTCCCCATCGTCGCGTTCAAGCCGGCCACGCTCGACCGGATGGACGCGATGCTGTCCGAGGTCATGGACCCCGTGTACAAGACCATCTGGCAGCAGACGAACATGGAGGACGTGATTGACGAGCGGGCCAGTATTCTGATCCCCTGCGGTGAGGTCTTCACGGTGTCCCGCCTCGATCTGACGGCAGGCGATATGCGGCCCCGGATCGGCCCCGCCATGTTGCAGAGCCAGGGCAGTCAGGGCGAACCGCTCGAGTTGTACGCGGAAGCGGTCCCCTACGACGAGCAGGGGCAACCGCTGGCCCAGCTGGCGCCAGATGGCACCTACGAAGTGACCGGCGAGCCGTTCATGGAGCCGGAAGGCCAGATCAGCGTCGATGTGCTGAATCCGGTCCAAGTCCGGGGCGAGTGGGGCGCCCGCCCGTGGCACAAGAAGGGCTGGCACATGTTCTATGCCTTCGTCCCCCTCCAAGAGATCGCGGATCGGTATGGGGTGACGGTAGATGCCGAGGCCGAACCCGTCCTGGGCACCTCGACCGAGATGGGCCGGATTCTGATGGGGAGCGGGTACTTCGGCTCGATGAGCGCCCGGGCAGGGTCCGAAGGGGTCATCACCAACTTCGCGGAAGGCTACGCGGGCGTCTGGACAATGTGGCAGCGGCCCGCCACCAATGACCCCCAGCTGCGGGAAACCGAGGAAAGCCCCGGTGGCCGGCTGCTGATCTTCACCAAGACCCAGGTGCTCTATGATGGGCCCCGGGAAGCGCACTTCCGCTACACCAGCCCGATCCGGAAGTACTCCTTCATCCGGGTGCCGGGACGGCCAGCGGGCACCAGCCCGCAGGAGCCGATGAACAGCCTCCAGCGGGCCTACAACAAGGGCTGGGGCCAGATCCTCCAGCACCGTGACCTCTGTACCAATCCCTTCATCGTCATCGACCAGCACACCGGCCTCAAGAGCAAGGACATCACTAACCGTCCAGGCACCATCCTCAAGGTCGTGCGGCGCACCAACATCCCGCCCATTGAAATGATCTCTCCTCCCCGACTTGGCGAGGAAGTCTTTCGGACCCAAGGGCTCCTGCGGGATGAGTTGCAAGACTTTGGGAGCCTCGAAGGGACCGAGGGCCGGCCGCCCACCACGGATTCATCTGGCGAGCTGGTCAAGGAGCTGCGGGTCAACTCTGATCGCTACCTCTCGGCCACCGCTCGTCGGTCGGTCGTGGAGGACGCCCGCATGATTGAGGACTGGATCGCGCTGGTGCAGGTCAGCTGGGATCAGGAGAAAGTCATCACCTACGCGGGCGAGGATCAGGCGGCGACAACCGTGGTGGTCTACCCCGAGCTGTTCAAGCAGGGACGAGTGAATGTGGTGCCCGACATCGAGAGCGCCATGCCCGAAGGCCGTGGCGAACGGCAGGCGAAACTGCTCCAGCTGTACCGGGATGGGGTCTTCGGCCCGCCCGGGACGCCAGAAGCCGCTCGCGTCTATCTCGACATGTTCCGCTTCCCCCACCTGGGCCGCGCTGCCATGTGGGGTCGCACCGATGGGGTGACGGCACGGCAGGAGAATGGCCGGCTGGCGATGGGCGAGCCCGCCGAAGCGATTCCGCTGTTCCCCTGGTACTCGGACGAAATCCACATCGCCATTCATGAGGAGTACATGAAGGCCCCGGAGTTCGTGGGGCTGGACCCGCAGATCCAGATGGCGTTCATGATCCATTGGCAGGCGCATACGCAGCGCCTCCAAGCACAGCTGGCGCAGCAACTCGCGGCCCAAGCCGCCCTCCAAGCGCAAAGCCAAGCGGGGCCCGACACGGGTTCCGCCGGCCCACCGCAAGAGGCCGCTGGTGCCGCCCCTGCCGCTTCGGCGGCCTAACGAGGAGTCCGGATGACCGCACCGCTCACCGAAACCATCGAACAGCCTGTGCCGGGGCCCATGACCCCCCGGGAACGGATCACGCAGGTCATTCAGGCCGCCCGCGCCACGTTGAGCGAGGACGGCACCACCGCCCGGGTTGAAGTCCCCGGGGATACTCCCGTGCAGGGCGACACCGGCGACGAGAACGATTTTCCGCTCGTGGAGGACGTACCTGGGGAAGTTCCGCCGGAGCCGGCGCCCGAGCCGGTGGCGCTGACACCGGAACAGGAAGCCGATGAGCGCACGGTGATTGTGGAGCGTCAGCCTGGGCAGAACGTCAAGATGACGTTCCGGACCAAGGAAGAAGCTGACGTGATTCGGGGCCTCCAGCGCGGGTCGATCCGCCGGGAGGAGCTGCACCGGGAGCGTCAGGAGGTCGCCGCCCAGCGGGAGGAGCTTCAGCAGTTCCAAGACCTGCTCGAGATCGACCGTGCCGGCGTCATCACCGAGATGATTCCCCCCGAAGCACGTCGAGAGCTGCTGACGCAGCTGCTTCTGGCTGACGATGTGCTGGACGATCCGGAGTTCACCGCTGCGCTGGACCGGTGGCGCGAAGACGGTGCCCAGCGGCGAGCCGACCGGCTGGAGGTCGAGAACGCCCGCTTCAAGGCCCGCCAGGATCTCGAAGGGAAATACGAGCAGCGGCGGGCGCTCCGACAGACCGCCAACACGGCGCTCGATGTGACCGAAGCCCTCGGGAAGCAGTTCCTTCCCGACCGCCAGCTGCGCGAGAGCTTCATGGACGATATGGTGGCCGACATCAAGGCGTGGGCCAACGGCTATCAGGCAGAACATGGGCGCGTGCCTGCCCTTACCCCGGCACACATTCTTCAGATCACAGCGCGTCGGCTGGCTGTCTACCGGATTCCGGTGGATGCCGCAGCTCGGGCGCTGGACCCCAACACGGCCACTCCACCCCGGGCGCGTCCGAAAGGCCCGGAGGCAGAGCGCATCGCAGAGGCGGCGCGGAAGGCGCGTGAAACCGGGGCGCGGTTCACAGCGGCGGCGAATGGACGGAAAGTGGCCGCGCTGATTCCTGGGTCCGGGGTGGCAGGTGCTCCCGGCGATCAGAGCAGCATGACGCCCCCCAAGGGGCAGTCGTGGAAGGAACGGTCCACTTGGCTGAGAGAACGTCTCGGCCTCAAACACTAATCGGAGCCAGTCTTCGTCCCATGAAGCGATCCACCAAGTTCTTGTGGCTGTTCGCCGCCGCACTCGCCCTCGTCGTGGCCCACCCGGGCTACATGTGGGCGCTGCCGATGCTCGGACTGACCACCGATGTCAACGACATCGACGAAGCGATGAAGATTTTCTTCACCGATCCCATCGTGGAGAACTTCGTCACCGACACCGAGATCATGGATCTGTTCGAGGCTGACGGCAACGTTCAGGTCGAGCAGACCACCGGTGGCCGGTACATCGAGACAGCGCAGTACTTCGTCCTGCCGGGAGCCGTGGGCTCTCGCGCGGCCGGGGATTACATCCCGGTGCCGGAAGGCCCCGTGATCCGGAACTCAAAGGTGTACCTGAAGAAGCACTTCGGCGTCCTCCAGATGACCGGGGATGTGATGGAGCGGGTCAAGGGGAACCTGGGCGCGTACATGGACTACATGGATCGCGCGATGCCCGACCTGCTGGAGCGGTTCAACGATGACATCGACCGCCAGCTGCTCGGGTACGGCAACGGCGCGTTGGCGCGAGTCAACGGCGCTCCGGGTGGCACGTCGTTCGTGGTGGACTCGGCCTTCGGTGTGACCGGCTGGACGGACCCGTGGGCCAACTTCCTCGAGCACAAGCGAGTGGTGTTCTCGGCCGACGCGGACGGCGATCCGCTGCGGAACGCGGGCGCAGGGCAGTCGGCGCTGGTGACGGATGTGGACCCCGACACCCTGACCGTGAAGGTCGATGGCGTTCCTGCTGGAACGCTGGATAACGACTTCATCTTCAACGGCGATGCCTCGGGTAGCTCGGGGCAGAACGCCGGCGAAGACCGCGAGATGATGGGTCTGGCCGGTCTGGTGGATGACGGTACGATCCTCGCTACGTTCCAGGGCCTCATCCGGAACGACTACCGCCTGTGGCGGTCGCATGTGATCGACGGACAGGCCGCCCCCTTCACCGGCGACCTCGATGAGATCGTGCTGACGGCGGCCGACAACCGTGCCTTCGTGCGCGGCAAGGGCAAGCCGAACGTGATCGTCACCAGCCGCACCCAGGCTGACAAGTACTGGCTCTCCCTGATCGGGGATCGCCGGCTGGTCAACCCGAAGGCGTATGAAGGTGGGCGCGGGTCCGTGTTCGTTCGCCTGGGTGATCGGGTCGTGCCGATCCGCGTTGCCCGCAAGATGCCGCCCGAGCTGTGCTACATGCTGGAAACCTCCACCCTCAAGCGGTGGCAGCTGGACGGCGGCAAGTGGGATGACAAGACCGGCTCCGTATGGAACCGTGTCACCGATGGCACCGGCCGCAAGGATGACTTCTACTCGGTCTACATCTGGTACTGCCAGACCGGGAACCTCGCGCCGGCGAAGTCCGTTCGTATCCAGAACCTCGTGCCGTAAGGCACCCAACAGGCGGGGGGAGGGGGCAACCCCTCCCCTACGTTAGCGGAGGCTCCACATGGTTCGCATTGGTTCGTTCGACTCGCGGGAAGCGGGGCACCGGCTCCGTCATTCGGTGCCAATCACGACCGCCACCGGCGTCACGCGCCGGTTCTTCAACCTGTTCAAGCCCGGGTTCCCCTTCAAGGTGCATGGGGTGGACCTGTTCTGTCGAGCCACCACGGTCGATGTGAACGCCTACGTCCAGATCGTCGGGAACACCGACATCCTCGTGGCCGGGGCCCTGGGTATCGACAGCGCCCCTGAGAAGTTCCTGCTCGCGGCTTCCCGCTACATCCTGGGTGGGCTGGTGGTCGAGAAGACGGCCGCGACCGCCCTGACCTTCACCGCCGCGCATGTGGTGACGGCCAGCAAGTCGGGCTGTATCCTCGTGCAAGTGGACAACGCGGGCACGATCAGCACGCTGGTTGGCGAATCCACGCAGACCACCGCGATGGCCTATGCCACGGCGGGTGAGGCGGCGCTGCACTTGCCTTCAGCCGAAGCGGGCAAGCTCGCCATCGGCTACATCACCATCAACAACAACACCGGCACGTGGACAGCCGGCACCGATGACATGACCAATGCCTCGGATGTCACCACGGCCACGTTCACCACCTACGCCGCCGTGGCAGAGGCGCTGGCAAGCTCGCCCATCTTCGCGGCGAACAAGATCGTGTCGGTCGCGGAAGCAACCGCCGTGACCGCGCACCGGGACATCACCGGCGACAAGATGATCGCGCTGTCCTATACCTCGGACAACGATGGGGCTGTGACGGAAGGCGTGTGCTCCGTCATCTACCGCGCCATCCCGATGTACCGCGACCCGAGCCTCGGCCTCGGCTGACCGTCACTTGGGAGGGGCCAGGGTAACCTGGCCCCAACCCGCTAGGAGGCGTTATGGGCTGGCCTGAGTATGGCAAAGGGCACGACATCGGAGTGCGGCTCAGTTCGGATGGGCGGCTGAGCCTCGATCCCGCCGTGCATCTCGATCTCGTTGGTTTCGGGGTAGTCGTGGACGCAACCACCGGTGTCGCGACGATTACGCCACCGAACCGGACGCTACTTTCCCCGACCGCAGCGATAGCGGAAACCGTCTCTCGCGTTGGGAATGGAGCGGATCTGACCACGGCTTCCGGAACACTCCACATGGCCGCGATTCCGCTCAAAGCGGGCATGCTCATCCACAACATCAACTTCGTCTTGTCGGGAACAGCCTTGACGCGAGGCACGAACGCGCACCTCTGGTTTGCGCTCTACGATGCCAATTTCAATTTGCTCGCTCGGACAGCAGATGATACAGCGGCAACCTGGGGCGCCTATGGCAATCGAACGGGTGCGCTCACCGCTCCCTATACGGTGCCGACGACCGGCTTGTATTTCCTGGGGGTAATGGTCGTGGCGGGTGGGGGCGGGGTGCAGCCCGTTCTTGCCTGTCTCTCCTTCACCGCGAGTGACCTGAAGCCCTATCTCTGTGGGACATCAACCGCCAGTCTCACGACCACGCCACCCGCCACGGCGGGCACCTTAACTCCCGACTACAAATTGCCGTATGCCTTTGTTAGTTGAGTGGCCCAGGCTGCGGGATGCGCCTGACGTTCGGGCGCGGCTTCAGGCCATTCGGCCCAGCGCCGAGCTACTGTATACCTGGGACGGGATCTGGATGCTGGGCGAAGTCCTGCCTACGCAGGGCCGGCGGCAGGAAGCCGCTGGCCTATTCCGGCTCTATGCCGAGCGGGTAGCGGAGCAGGGGAGTCCGGTGTTGCACCGGGGGTTCTGGCGGGACGCGCACTTGCTCTGGCAGGGGTTCACGTGGATCAAGGACTACCACGGCGACCCCGATGGGCGGATCGTGCTCGACTTCAGCCGGATGTGCTGGAAGGAGGAGAACGGCCAGCTGGACAAGGAGTACATGCAGATGGTCACGAACTCCACCGATGACCAGAAGCTCAAGAAGAAGATCGAGTGGTATCAGAAGGAAGGCCGCTATGGGCTGAAGAACGCGCTGCGTTATACCCATAGCCGTCCGAAATCCTTTTCCATGAAAGCAGGGGTAGCCGCATGAAGATGTCCGTGTTCGGCAGCAAGGTGATTGGGGAGGAGCGGGCGAAGGAACAGGCCACCTTCCGCGCCGAGCGGCGGCACAAGTTTGGGCCGCTCGTCCTGGGTGACAAGCCGGCGCTGGTTGGCACGAGCACCCCGGACCCCACAGCCCGCCAGCTCGACGCCGGCCTGAAGATGAGCATTGATCGCCTGAAGGAAACGCTGAAGGCGAATCCCTACCTCGTCACCACGCTGTTCGAGAAGGAACTGTATCGGCCCCGGGGCGCACGGGTCGAGGCGCTGGCGGCCATGCGGGATGCCATCCCCAAGGATTGGGTCCAGGGTGGGTCGCTCAAGGCCAAGATCGAAGCCATGCTGCTCAAGGCGACGGCGGATTCCGGGGTGGTCTTCACCGAGGAAGCCCAGGCTGAGGCCAAGCGCACGGCGGCGGCGCTCGAGAAGAAGGGGTTCGTGCAG